AAAAGAAAAGGACTCTCGGAAGATCAAAAAGTAGGTCTAGCCCTGGCTGATAATAGAACCTCCGACTTATCCGAGTGGGATAAAGAAATGTTGCATCAGCTTTCTGATGACCACGATATTGAACCCTGGTTTACAAAAGAGGATCTAGCAGAAATACTTGGTGAGCCTGATATTATACCAAGCGAAGGTTTAACAGACCCAAATGAGGTGCCTGAAACACCTGAAACACCAACTGTTCAATTTGGTGAGGTTTGGAAACTTGGAAACCATAAACTTTTATGCGGTGATGCAACTGATCTAAACCAATTACAGCCTTTGATGGAGAACGAACTGGCAGATCTTTGGCTTACTGATCCTCCATATAACGTAAATTACGAGGGAAAAACCGCAGAAAAATTAAAAATACAAAACGATCAATTTGCAAATGAAGAGTTCCGAGAGTTTTTGGCTGCGGCTTACACGACTGCTTATAATTATCTCAACAACGGTGCTTCCTTTTATATCTGGCATGCAGATTCAGAGGGTTATAACTTTAGGGCAGCAGCAAAAGATGCCAATTTGCAAATAAAACAATGCTTGATTTGGGTAAAATCATCAATGGTTATGGGTCGCCAGGATTATCATTGGCAACATGAACCTTGCCTTTATGGTTGGAAAAAGGGTGCATCTCACTTTTGGAACGCAGACAGAAAGCAAACCACTGTTCTTAAATTTGACAGACCAAACAGAAACAAAGAACATCCAACGATGAAACCTGTAGATCTGTTTCAATATCAAATGTCAAATTCATCAAAACCAAATCATATAATTTTGGATACTTTTGGTGGCTCAGGTACAACTTTGATCGCTGCCGAAAGGATACAAAGACAAGCTCGTCTTGTAGAACTAGATCCTAGATACTGCGATGTAATAATTAAAAGATGGGAGAATTTCACTGGAAATAAAGCAGAGCGTGTAGTATTTAACTAAGAACTACATTTTATGGGCAAAAAAGGTACGCAAGCAGAGACAATTGTCAGGGCTCAACGGTTTGCTCGGATAATTGCTAACGGGGGTCGTCGGTCAGACTGCGTTCGTTATGCTTCCGAAAATTGGGGGGTGGGAGAGAGAAGCGTTGCCAAGTATTTACAGATAGCTAGAGAGGAGCTGAAGAAGGATTGGGATATGGAACGACCTCAGATGATCGCCGATCTTTTGGCTCAATGCAGCACCTTACAGATGGAAGCTAGAAGGTCTGGTCAATATCACATTGCTCTTGGTGCGATCAATACTGCAGCTAAACTTGCACACTTGGTCTCATGAGTCTCTTAGAAACTGTCTCGCAAGGCCATGTTTTATTTGAAGAAGGCTTTAGTTATATCCCCTCGTCAAAAGATGTAATAAAAAAAATAAAAACTAATTTGCTTCCGCATCAAGCGTCTTTCTGTGATGACACAAGCCATCGCAAACTTGCTCTTGTTTGTGGCTTTGGAGCTGGCAAAACTTACGCTTTAGTTTCTAAAAGTATTATTCTTGCTTGCTTGAACGTCGGTCATATATCTGCCATTTTTGAACCGACCTCGCCTATGCTTAGAGACATTTTGATGCGAACTATGAACGAGCTTCTTGAGGAGTGGGAGATACCTTACACTTTTAGAGCTTCGCCTTTGCCTGAGTATCAACTTACCTTTGAAGAAGGAACTCATACGATCCTATTAAGAACCATTTTGACTTATCAAAGGCTAAGAGGTCAAAACCTCTGTGCGGTTGGATTTGATGAGGCCGACACTGTAAATAAAAGAGACGCAGAGCAAGCGATGAACATGGCTCTTGCAAGATTAAGGTCAGGCAACATTCAGCAATTTTATGCAACGACAACTCCCGAAGGTCACGCCTGGGCTTTTGAGACTTTTGAAAAGAACGCAAAGGAGGATACAAGGTTAATAAAAGCAAAGACAAGTGACAATCCATACTTGCCTGAGGGTTTTATTGATTC